CTTGGTAAGGTGGGGGTAACAGAATCCCACTTTAGTTATCCCCTTATCACCTAGGGTAGCGGAGAGCTAGTTCAAAGCACATGAACGAGTCCCGTCCTACACTGGTAAGGATTACCACCTAGGGTAGCGGAGAACTAGTTTAGTTATAAACTAAATAAGTCCCGTCCTACACTGGTAAGCAATAAAGGGTAACTAAAGCGGATCCCGACCATCTCTCTTCTCCCCGAAGGGGGGAGTCTGTCTCACTCAGGACAGGCTAAGTTCATTAAACACAATTATGGTGCTAACTTACATAGTTGTCACTGAATGTACTTCTGGTAGGTCTTCTGGAAAATCCCTTCTACCCCTTGGGGTAGAAGTTACTAATCAAATAAAACACAATGAAGAAAACAAAAATAGAAAGTAAAAATAAATTTAACTGACTATTCAAGTTAACTCCAAAGGTGTTAATTTGATTGTGCAAATCATTTCTTAGAAATGATTGTACACCCATGGTACCTACAAGATCCTTGGAGACTTTAACCACGAAAATCTCCCTTGTCTTCCAAACAAGAGGAGGTGAGGAAGGTCTTAACTATGTTAAGGCACTTCGAACTGCACTACTTTCTTATCTGTCAAACGGTAAGGGAGTGGAAGGTTCCGGGGTTAAACTCACGACTGATGGTATACCTGTATGCTTCGGAGAACTGATAGACCACATTCGTGGATCAAATTCGCCAACACACGTGTTGCCGTTTTTGAACACAATTTTGTGATCAACCAGAGCTCTTAAGATCGGAAAATTACCAGATATCTCACCAATTGAAGGTCCGTCCACAAGGACTCGCCAACAAGAGGCTAAATATCCAGAGAAATTCTGATCTGAAGTATTAGGGTATCGCCGTCACTCACGTGACGGGGTTCCTTGAAAATACCGATGACGTAACTTTAGACATACCACTAAAGGCGGCCCTAACGGGCAGGCTTTAGTAACAGCCATTAAGGACTGATACTCTCTTCCAACACAGTTGAAGGAGGATATCTGGACTATTGGTGGGTCTGCTCTAAAGAAACGATCTCAGATTCTAGAAAACCCTCTTATCAAAGAAGGTATAAGTAAATTTGAAGATATCTCCCAAGGGGAGTATCGACGAATTACTTATTTTCCAGATTCAGAAAAGAAGGTAAGGGTGATTGCGATCTTAGACTATTATAGTCAAGAAAGCCTTCTCCCATTACATAATTTTCTCTTCATGAATCTCCGAAAGATTGCACAAGACTGTACATTCGATCAAGATTCATTTAGTGAGAAAATGAAAGGTTGTGATATCTATTACAGTATTGACCTTACGGCCGCTACTGATAGATTTCCAATCACTTTCATTTCATCTGTATTAAGGGGTTTCTTCAGTGAAACCTTTATTCGCTCGTGAGAGAGAATAATGGTGGGCCACTCCTTTAAAATTGACCGACTGAATAAAAGAGTAAATTATTCAGTAGGCAATCCTATGGGAGCATACTCATC